CTTTGATTTAATTTTCTCTGCCAGGTCTTTTTCAACCTGATCCTCTCTGACTATGAGATATTTCATTCTTTCATCCTGGTGTGATAGTGATAATGGACTGCCCTTGCTGCAGCGATCTCAAAGGTTGGCTCCACAACCATGAAGTTGGCCCCTGAGAAAGTTGTCTTGGTGCTTGCCCTGATAGTGTCAAAGTGCTGGTTGGTGACAATCCATCTGCCATAAATCTTGTCATGATAGATAAGAGTCTGGAATGGCAGCATGGTGATGCAATCAATAACATTGGCAGAGTCCAAAGGTTGTCTCAATTCTTTCTTGAGCATCTCTCTGATTGTGTCAGATAGCACTCTCTCATCTCTGCTTTTTGGATCAATGACTCTCATGATTGCCTCTGTTTTAAAAATGGTGGAGAGCTGCCCAACTCCACCTGTGCCCCAATTTGACAGCTTTTAAACTATCAAAATGGAATATTGTCCGAGTTGTATTCAGATGCAGGTGGGAGCAGTGCCTCTTTGGATTCTTTTGCCACTGGAGTGCCAAGGTTATTCTTAGAATTCTGCAGATATCCTCTCAGGTCAATTCCTGCCAATTCAATCTGATCAGCTTGGCTGATCTCTTTCTTTTGATAAGGTGGCCACACTCCAGTGACCTCAAGCACTTTCTTGCCCTCTTTCAAATAATAGGAGCCATCAGCATTCTTAATCCAGTCAACACTGATATCCACCTCTTTGGACCTATCAAGTGCATTCTGGTCTTTATTGATGTCATTGGCAGTCTTTCCTTTGAATCCCATTAAGAAAAGAGCATCTGCTGCAATTTGAATTGCCCCACCCACTAAAAACTTTCTCCAATAAAGTCCATTCTCAAATTTGACATTGATGAATGGCTTTCCATTATTGTTTCTCTCAGCACTCCATGACACTGGCTTGCTCTTAAAATAGCCTGGCTCTGTTGGCTTTGGTGATTGTGTGCTCATCTTAATGCTCCCTTGTTTTTGCAATTATTCTTTCAAGTGATGCTTGCATTGCACCCTTGTCATTCTTGTGCTTATCAACATAGTCCTTTATGGTTTTTCTGGACTCCTCATCTTTGACATTCAAAATGGCAGCACAGCACTGCTTGTAGAGATCTGCAGCAGTCAAGTCTTTTGCAACCTTGGTGAGATCCAAAAGGACTTTAAATCCATTGTGCTCTGGCACCTCGAATGATGAGGGCAATGCTATTCTTGAGCCAGCATCAAAGGCAGGCTCCAATTGAGTGTGCATCAGTCTTTCATCCACATTGAAAGCTTTGGTCTTGGCCCCTTGGCCTTTGCCCTCCTTCATGATGGCCACATCCTTTCTCATGAAAAGAATCATATCAACTGACTCTTTCACAATGTCAGCGGCCTTGTGGTGGAGTTTGATCTCATAGCGGTCATAAGACTCATTCTTATAAGGATCTGTGAATTTTTTGACTAGAGCATGACCAATGAGAATGACATGGACTTTGTGCTTTTGCTGGATCTGTCTCAATAGTTTTAAGATCTCTGTCCAATAAGGCAGAGCGTGGATGTAGCCTTTTGAGAATCCAATGTCCTCGATGGCATGGCATTCATTATCTCTGCACACTCTCTCATGAATTCTCAGCTCAAGTCTGTCACATGAATCAATGACAATTGACTTATAAGGGATCTTGTCCTCTTTCAATATCTCCTGGAGCAATCCAATCACTTGCTCATAAGTGGTCAACTTATCTGATCCAAGTCTGGCCACATCTAAGTGCTCAGAGCTGTCCTCAAGATCCAGGAAAAGTGGATCAGGTGATGATGCTGCAAAGGTTGTCTTGCCAACTTTGCTTTGAGCATACAAGAGAGCAAAAATTGGCTTTTCAATTCTGCCTCTATTGGCTTGTGAAAGAATGCTCATGCTGCCCCCTTTTTCTTTTTCTCAAGTGCAGTGAGCTTTTTCTCTGTCCTTTCCAAGGCTATTGCTGGCACACCATCTTTGCACCATCTCCTTAGTGACCTGCCTGAGATATCGAGATGCTTTAAGATCTTTTTGATTGGAATTGTTTTTCTGATTGCAATGAGCCTGTTGGTCACTGTCATGACTGTCCCCTTTAAAATAAATTCGATGGATGCTTGAATCCTGCCAAGTTTTAAAATAAGGTGTCAACAACTTTTGGCCAATTATTGGCCATTTATTTTCGTGGCCAATTGGCCACCTGTAAATTGGAGCACTTGATGCAGATTGTGCAATTAGATCAAAACACAAAAGAATGGCTTGACCAAAGAAAAAGATTCATCGGTGGATCAGATGTCCCAAGCATCATGATGGTGAGTCCCTGGAGGACAGTCTTTCAATTGTGGGAGGAAAAGCTTTTGATCTGCACTCCTGACCATGCTCAGAAAGCTTATATCTTTGAGAGAGGCCACCGCTTTGAATCTTATGCCAGACAAGCAATGGAGTTGAGGATTGGCTTTGATATCCCTGCCATGGTTGTCCAACACAAGAGCATCCCATGGGCAAGAGTCAGTCTTGACTGCTTGAATGTTAAGAAAGGCTTTGTTGGTGAGGTGAAATACATGGGCCAGGCAGATTGGCTCTTGCTTAAGCATGAGGGCAAAGTGCCAGATCACTATTGGCCACAAGTCCAATATCAGCTCATGGTCACTGGTCTGCCTGAGCTTCATTTCATTGGCATCAATGAGCAAAAGCAAGTGGCCTTTTGCAAGGTGACCCCTGATCTGGAATATATGAGAAAAATGACTGCTTGGTGTGAGCACTTTTGGATGCTGGTCAAAGAGAGGAGGCCACCAAAGATGGTGCAGGATGACTACAAGTTTTTGACCAGAAAGGATGCTGTGGCAGCCTGCAATAAGATTCACAGAATTGATCAGCAGATTGGCAAGTTATTTGAGGAGAGGGATAGACTCCAGGATGTGGTCCTGGGCCTCGCAAAGAGCACCAGGATGGTCTTTGGAAAGAAAGTCATGATAAGGCTAGGGGACTTTGATCATGGCAATCTAGGGGCAATTTTGGAGCTCAGGGATCTGAGCACTGCATCCCTTGGCAGATCACTCAAAGACAATCTAAAATTGATCATCGTCAACAACCAGCAAAAGCATATCAAAGGGGCATCGAATGTCAGGAGATCAAAAGCAAGCTCAAGGAAAAGATCAAAAAAAATCAAAGCCATTGAATCAAGTGGAGAGAGAGATTGTGGAGGAGGCCATCAAGATTGCAAAGAATGAGACCTCATCCTGTTATGTATTAGTCCAACTCGCCAAAGAATTGCTTGCCTTAAAGCGTGCTGACTAGATCAGCACGTTGGATCTAAGACATCCAAAATTGAATCCAAAAGATCTGGATCAAGATCCAGATCCTCTGTCCCAATCCTCACATAGAGATCAATAGATTGGTCATTCTTGATGTCCAGGAGATCAACATCCTCTTTGGATAGTTTGACTCTGATCTGTCCACATTTCACCTCAACAACTGAGATGCCATTCTCTGCCCTGCCAGCAGTCAACTCTGTGACTGTTGGTGCAACCAGATCTCCAGCATCCTCCAGTGTGCTTTCAACCACTGTGAGCAGAGGCTGCGCTCTTGATCCATCATTGCCAGCAAAGGTCACATCATAGACACCAAGTCCATTGTCAACCACAGTCACACCTGAAAGCTCTGAGAGAGCATTGAGGGCAGTCTGAATTGCTGCAGCTCCAGCATTGAATGCCAATGATCCTGTTGTCTCATCCTGGAATTTTAGCTTGAAAGATCCCAAGTCTGGATCTTTGAGATCCACTCTCTGAATCTCATTCACTCCTGGACTGATTGGAGCATATTTTGTGAGAAAGCCTTTTGAGTGTTGAATCTTGAGTCTTATCATGGACCATCCAGTAATGTCCTTTGGATTGCCCTTTTCATCCTGGATGAATAGATCAAAAGATTTTGCTCTGCCTTTGAGGATCTTGATTTTTCTGTCCATTTTAATTGCTCCTAATTGAATTAATTGATTGTGATTCTTTCATTGTTGCTCTTGATTCCTGGATCTCAACATTGGCATCTGGATCAACAATTGCAACCTTTCCTGGCCCATGATCTGCAATTCCAATTGCAGACCTGGAATCAAAAGTCCTTACCACTATTCTGTCAGGGATGTTGGTTGTGATCACTTGAGCAGAGTCTGGTGCTGGTGTGATGATCTCTGTCACCTGGCAATAGGCATCTGATGGGATGGTCTTTCCAGCGTCATCAAATATTCGATAGGTCACTGTGAGATAGTCCTCATCAGGCATTGTCACTGAATTGTCAAAATAGACTCCATTGCCTTCATGTCCAAGATCAAAAGGTGATCCAGGCAGAGATGATCTGTCTGGTCTTTTGATCACAGCATCCACATAAAGTGGAGGGCCATCAAGACATTCAAGATGAGCAAGCAATGGGATCTTTTCTCCAACCTTGACTGGTGTGCTCACTGGTCTCCCTTGAGCTTTTTCTTGAGATCCTCAAGCTCTTTGGTGTGAGAGATTGGCCAAAAGAGATGGCCCATGACAAAGCCAATTGAGAATGTCATGGCCGGGTACTTATAGGCCCAGACCTGGAGAGTGTGAGAGATGCTTGCCTCTGTGCCACCTTTGGCAATTGCAAAGACATCATAAATTGCAATGATCACTATGATTGCCAGGATGACAAGTGAGGTGATCTTTTTCATGGTGCCCCCTAATTAAATGGAAAATTCATCAATAAGATATTCTAAGATTGATGCCCCCTGGAGTCCAGCAGGATGCTCATTGAGCCATGGATCTGTGCTTGCTGCTGCCTCCTCAAGCCTGACCACAACAGTCTTTCTCCCAAAGTTTGGACTCTGTGGATCTGTTATTGTGGAGCTGTTTTTGATGAATGTGTCAAAGTGGCCCTCAAAGCGATCCATAAATTCTCTGCCCATAAGCAGGATCTCATTGATGCTTTTGCTGTATGGGGACTGTGTCAAGACTTGAATCATGAAAGAGAATGTGGGGAGCTGAATGCCATCAACAATGTTGCCTCTCCTGGTCTTGCCCTCCTGGATCTGGCTCAATGGGCTGACAGTGTAGTCTTTGACTGTGACTTTGGTTGGCACCATTGACTGGTTGGCATTGTTGATCCATGTCCTGGTTGTGGTCCTGGAGATTGGGAATCCAAAAGGATCTCTCTGATAGGCAATCTCAACCTTGAGGATCATGTTGGTGAGCTGTTGGTCAGCATACCACTCAACCAATCTCAGCTCCCCTTTGGTGAAATATCTCTTAGGCCAAAGTGTCTGCTTGAGTTGTGTCCTGTAGTCAATGGCAGTGAAATCTGTCCCAATTAAATCATCAGAGCAGATTGACCAGATCTTTGGATCAAGATCATTGTTGTCAACATGGTTGTCAACAATTGAGTTGAGTGTGTTGTTGTCAACCTGTGAAAGATCTCCCATGAATGTAATATTGACATGAGTGGCATTGGCACTAATGTGATCCAGAGTAGTCTCGATTGATGATGTCTGGATCTCTTGCTTGAGCTTTGCCACATTGAGTGTCTGGCTGTTGATGAGTGATCTCAGATAAGAATAAGTTGTCATGGCCCTATCCTAAAAAGAAAAATTCTGGCTCGTCTAATAGTCAAAGAATTGCTGCTGACTGCATAGCTCATGGTGACATTTTTCACACCAGATGAGAGAGATATGCCTGCAAAGCCAGCAAAAGGAATAAAGAGTCCAGTGGCAGTGGCCCTTTCCTTTGTCTCTGCAATAGTTGTCCCCCCAACCTGCACTCTGACTGATGCATCCCTATTGGCAGCAGATGTCTGCAGCTCTGCAGAGTAGAGCACAATATAAGTCCCACCTTGCAGTAATTGAGTGTTGCCATTAATTTTGTCAACATAGGTCACACTTGTGGTGACACTATCACCATCACTGACACTAAGAAAAGAATCAAAATAAGTTGAAAAAGTTCTTAAAGCAAGCTCAGTCAGAGCGGTCTGGACATTAAGTGCAGCAAGCAGAGTGCCAGTCTTATCCCATGAGACAAGGCTGGCCAATCTGTTGCTCACATATTTTGCAAAGTTAAGCTTGCTCAATTAATAGTCCAATGACTCATAGTTGATATCAATCACATCACCTGCCTCAACAATTGAGGCAAAGTCTCCAGTCCAAGTGATTCTTGTCTTTCCACCAGTGCCACCTTGATAGGAGACAGTGAAATCCACAGTCTCTCTTTGCTTGATGCCAAAACGTGGAAAGAATCCAATTGAATCCCTGGAGGCAACCTTTGTCAGGTCAACATATCCATTGGTGATGTCACCAGCAGAAAGAGTGAATGACTGCTCATATCGGCGGCGGCCAACAACCTCATCAGCAAGGATCTTTGTGGTGCCATCAACCAGATCATCATCAACCTGGACAACCAATTGATTGTCAGAGAATCCAAGTCCAGCACCTTGATCCACTGCCAGAGTCTGGCCTGTCTTTGTCAATCCAAGACCGGCCTGGATGACCTCGCCAAACTGAGTAAAATTGAGAGCTGTCACACCAACTGAGATTGGATCAACAGTGGTCAGAATGAATCCAAGAGATCCATTGACTGTGCCCTCAGCAATTGGCACCAGCATCCCTTGGCTCACAAGTCTTGGACTGTCCTCACCAACATGAGCAGATCCTTGATCTGCATCTGTTGCCCTGGTCAATATCCAAGGATTGCCTGCATCACCCAATTGAGTGACAACATAGAGACCATTTTGGAGACCTGCTGCCTGGTTTTTGACCAGGATTCTTTGATTGAGTGAAAGACCAATCCCATCAATTGATGGCAAGGCACCATTGGCATTGGCAGTCAGTGTGGCACCAATGCCATTGCTTGGGCCATTGGCATAAGTACAGGCAGGCAATGCTGCAACAGTGGCCACTCTGGCTGAGTCTTTTGGATCTGAAAGACCAGAAATCACAGCGTCCACATAGTTCTTTGTGGCAGCATCTTGAGCACCTGTTGGATCTGCAAGGTTGGTGATCTTGTGAGAGTCCATGCTCATCTCTCTTAAGATCATTAAGATGTCAGCATTGCTGACTTTCAGAATATCAATGTCAGCAGTATTGCCAGCATTCCTGGCACGCATTGCCTGATTATTCCTGAGCCTCAGCTTGACATCATTGACTGCATTGTCCTCAATATATTTTGTCTTGATTCTTGACATGACTTTCTCCTTTTTAAGAATAAATTATAATTAAAAGATCTCCTGATTCCAATATTGTCTCAAGGCCATAGCCATCCCATGACACATCTTGACCAGTGACAATGTAGTCCTGGCCTAAAATCTGCACTGGACCATAGGGGGCATCGACAACAACTGAGTTGGCTGATTCTGGCATATTTTGGAGAGTGACTTTTTTATTGGCAATATGAGTGGAATTGAGAGTGAATCTCTCAACAAAGCGTCCTGATGCTGCTCTCTTTCTTGGGATCTGTGCCAATCTTTTTCTCCATTAAAGGACTTGATCCTCATCTATCATCACAAAAGATCCAGCTCTAAACCATTTAAAGATCTCTGGATCTGAAAAATTCTTGACGTTGATTTTCCATGCCTTGCACTCAGATCCTTTGCGATCAATGCAGACTTTGTTGCAAAGCTTTCCAACTGGATCTGATGTCTCAAAGTCTTGGCATGGTCTGAATAGTTTGTCTTGCTCTTTTCGCTCTGGCTTTTTATATGGCTTGCCACCCATTCCACAGGCAGCAACAATGCTCATGCCCAATAAGATGCCAAGGATAAGGTTGATTGATTTCATGCTTTGCCACCTTTGATCTCCTGGAGAAAGGATTCCAGGAAAGCACCAAGCTCCTCTTTTAGTGACAGCAAGAGATCATCATCTCTTTGCTCATAGGTCTTGGCCTTTTCTTGATTGTAGAGATTTTTTTTGTCAAAGAATTGCTGCTTTTTGCGTTGATCATAGCTTGGGAATTTTTCAAGCAGCTCCACCCCCAATTGCATTGCCAATGTGAAATAGTCCATTAGGCCCCCAAGATGAAAAAGATGATGGCCTGTCTCACTTTTTCAGGAATAAAGGGGGCACTTAGTGCCCCCGACACAAGCAGCAGCTTGAGCCAAAAAGATGCCTTCTTATAGAAGGGCTTATTCTCCACTTTTGTCTCCTGAGATCAACTCACCAACACCCTCTGCCACAGGCACCAATGCACCCATTACAGCTTGGACTGGAAAGTCTTTGACCTCTTGGCCAACTTGAGAAAGTCCCTCAATTGCTTTTGGCAATGAGGCAAAGGCCGATGTGACAATCAAAGGCAGGTCAGTGCCTGGTTGCCAGCCATCTTTCAAGGCAGCTTTTGTTGCAGTCATGATGCCCTTAAGGGCCTCACCAACCTCATTCAATTCTTTTGTGCCTTGTGTTTTAACATCAACTAATTTTGTCATGATCTTGCTCCTATTGCTATGAGGCCCCATGCCTCAATTCACTAATTTTTCTATTCTTTTCTCCAGAATGGAAAGCCTTTCCTTTTGCCACTCCTGGTCTGTTAGCACACTTGCCAGCTTTTCATTGAGCATCTGGACGCTCTTGGTGATCTCATGGAGATCTTGTCTCATGCCTTTAAATTGAAAGGCCAGGATTGTGCCAATCACACTGAGCAAGCATCCAATTAAGAGAATCAAGATCTGATCCATTTTAAGCTCCTTTATTGACAGGAATCAAGCTCTGCAACCAGAGCTGTCTTATCTGCTGCAGTCACCAATGTGCCATCAGCATTCACGGCCTGGATCTCATCTTTGGCAACATCCAAAGATCCTGCATCCAGGAGATCTTTGATGTCCTTATAGGTCTGGACCAATTGCTTTCTCTGATTCTTTGAAAGGCCTTTCTGAGCATTCCTGACAAGCATGAGTGCCATGACTCGCTTGCCACATTGCTGAGCTTTAATGGCCAGGGCTAGTGCTGCCTCATAAGATGCTTTGGCAGAGACTGCTGCCTCATAAGACGCCTTAAGTCCTGCATTCTCTGTGACTGCTTTTTTAGTGCAATAGACCTCTTTTGGATCTGAGTCCAGGACTTTGATTGCAATCTCACCATCAAGGCATGATTTAATCTCAAGCTTGCCCTGGCAATCTTGATCACTGGAGCAGGATTCTGCTTGAGATTTTGTGTTGATCAATCTGTGGTATTCTTTTGAATACCCAACAGGAATCAAGATGCAATTCTCACCATAGTGAGATTGGCAATCTGATTGATTGCCAAAGATCATCATCCCATTGGTTGATGATCCATCAATTTTTGATTCTGGCAGATAATTATTGGCATGGCAGATTGCCATTAATAGCAAAAAAAATGTGCAGATGATTGATTTCATTATCTAGCTCCTGTGCAGTGTAGTTGATAGTTATAGTCTTGAGGTGATCCAGCAGCATTGCCTGTCCAAACATTCACATTGGTTGTGCTATTCCAATTGGCATTGCATTGTGATGCGTTTGTGCCAGAGGCCGTGCAAGTGCACGCTGGTGCAGCAGTGAAATAGCCTGCAGCGAATTGCACCGTACTATCACCTGTTGAATTGTCGCTTATTGATGAGATCCAATCACAAAGACTTGTGTCACCTGCCTTTGTCGGTGTCCCTGCGTTGGTGATGTAGCATGATTCTGTCCTGACTCCTGATTGCTTTGAGACTTGCACTTGATTAATAAGCACTGGCTGAGTGACCTCTTGCTTGACATCAGTTGATTGTCTTGAGCAGGTCAATGTCAAGTTGGCAGCTCCACCATTGGCAGATCCAGTTGTTGTTGAATAGGCAACAACAGTCATTGCACTTGCAGAGACAGTCTGAGCAATGCACTCAATCCCTTGAGTGTTGGTGCTGCATGAGCAATTGGGAGCAAGTCCAAAAAGACTTGAGACCAATGTGATTGAATGTGATCCTGTGCCAGATGATGTGGCATTCCCATTTATCCAGTCTGCATTTTCTTGGCTTATCGCCTCTGTTGTGTTGTTCAAAAGTGCAGTGAAAGTGTTGATGTTTTGTGCAGCTTTTGGGATTGACTTATAGACTTGGACTGATTGCTTTGCATCGGCTTGAGTCTTTTTGCAGATGATGGCAATGTTGGCACTTGCTGATGATGCGGTGTTGGTGACATAAGTCCTGAATCTTAAGAGTGTTGTTGTTGTTGCTGTTGTGTCATAGATGCAATCTGTTGTGGCATTGGCAGTGACCTCACAAGTGCAAGATGGCACCTCAGTGAATGTGCCAGACGCAACAGTGATATCACACACTCCAGATCCTGAGTTGGTTGCTGCTGTGAAAGCTGGATCACTATTGGCAACCATTGATGCACAGGTGCCAGTTGTCCTGCCTGCCAGCACGTCTGGTGATGTAGTCTCAGCAAGTTGCAAAAGGTTGCCAAGATGAAAGTTGTCCCAATCAGATGCTGCTGCTGGAGATCCTCCAGAATTGGTGATCTTGATCTTGAGGTTGCCCTTATCATTGTCGGCAACAATTGCTGTCTTGGTTGGACATAAGAAAAAGATTGACTCATCTGCAGATATTGAATGAGCAGGCAATTGATTAAGTCCTGCTGAATTTTTAAAGGTGCCAATCACCTCAGCATCACCATTGATGACCTCGGCCTTTAGGTTGGTGTCACCTCCAATGTAGGTGAATTTCACCTCACAAGCTCGCCCAAAGTTGGCCTCTGATAATGTTGCCAGTGAGCTTTCAAAGTAGTCATTGGTTGCATTGGGAGAGAATCTCAAAGAGATCTCGCCTGCCAGTGGACAGTTGGTGCCCTTGGTGCAGCCTGTTTTATTTAATTGGCTGATATCTCCTGATGATGTCCATGATGATGTTGTGCCATCCTCGAATCCTGGGTTGGTCAGGTCATTGACTCCACCAGATGATCCTCCCTCACCTGCTCCAAGATTTTTTGTGACAACACCATCATTGGTGAATTGGAGCTTGCCAGTGGTCTCATTGGATATGATTTTTCTTGTGCCACCAAGATGGATCTCTTTATTGGCAGATGATCCTGGCTTTGAAATTTTAAAGACATCTGCTGTGACTCCTGCTGCATTGGCATTCATTGTCGTGATGCCAATCAGCATGATTGCTATGATCATGAAAGCTCTCATTGTGTCCTCCCCTTAGACTCTTATCTCAAAAAGTTGTGTCATTTTTAAAGTGCCAACATAAGATGCACCAGTCAAGTCGTCTGTTGCAACCTTTAAGATTGCAGCATCTGTGTTGGTGTTGTCGATGCTGAATGTAGATCCAGAGTCATCGAATAATTGCAATGACTGTTGATCCCAATTATTATCTTTTGAATTGTAGCGTGAAATCAAGATCCCTGCCTCTTGCTTTGATTGGGTTGTTGTTTTTCTCTCGATGTAGTAAAAGGCCACCCTGCAAAGATGGTTGCTCTTATTCAACACTGGAAAGCCAGTCACTGCTGTTGCAGCAGTGTTGTTGGCAAGTGTGTGTGCCACTGGCAGCTTTCTGCCACCTCTTAAAAATAACTCAAGCAAAGCAAGCCAGTGCTGCTGCTCTGATGGCTTTGATAAGACAATGCCCATCTCCTCAATAGTTTTGATGATCTCCTCTTGCACACTGTTGGCCCAATCAGCAGACACCACTGTGGCAGGCACAGATGTCTGTGGGTTGCCCTCAGTGAATCTATTGTTGATAGTGGCCCCATCTGAATCAATTCTAAACATTATGGCCTCCCATTAAAATTCTCCTGTGAAAGTCAATATTGCTATTGTGTGAGCTGGCTTGTGTTTATTGATTAAGCATTCCAGAGTTGGATTGCTCACGTCAACCAATCTTTGACCAACTCTGCTGATCCCAACTCTGAATCTTGTGGCATTCTCAAAAGGTGCTGAAATAACAAAGGCAAAAGTCCATGGCCCATTGGTGAGTCTGTCACCAACTCTGGATCTGCCAACTCTGAAAGGTGGCTGGTCAGTCACATCTGTCACTGAGATTGCAATGCCAAAATTGGCAGCAAGATTGATAAAAAATTGTTTATTCTGTCCACCACTTGTGGTGAGCACCTGGACAATTCTTTGTCTCCTTTGCTCAGCAGTGAGATTCTCTGGCTCTGGCTCACATTCATCTGGCAGATTAAGAAGTCTTTCCCAATCAGTCAGCAATTGATTGGTGATCCTGGGATCAATCTCATTCAATAGATCAAAGGCCCTGACCTCAAGTCTGCAGGCCTCTTGTCCAAGAGCATTGATCAGCTTGCTTATGTTGCTTGCTGAGTCCTCTTTTGCATCCCAAGCTTTCCCTCTAGGGAATAAACTCCTGAGAGCAGCTTGCCATCTTTTTAATATTAAGGCTGAGTCTGCCAAGTTATCACTCCCAATGTCAAAAGCTCACCAGTGCCTGCTTGTGGATCTGCAGGTGGGTTGCCATTAATTGTGTTGATTAAAAAGTCCTCAAGGCCAGGTGTTACACCAATGGCCGTTGTTATTTTTGAAAGCAATATTTTCCCATCATAAGTCTCTGTGGCATTCTTATACGCTCCAGGAATATTTGAATCTGACAGGATAAGATCTTGGAGTTGTTTTGTGATTGATTGTTGAATTGTTGCATTGTTTGGCTTGATTGAAATATTCATGGCAATTGGTGCCAGGACTGGAGCAAAAACATCCACAAGAGCAGTCACTGGCTTGAAAGCATCAATGGCATCTTGGACTTCTTGAATCTTTGGGGCATCTGGAGTGATTGGATTGTCATTGTCCTCAACAAAAGTCACATCAACAGTGCCTGGCCCTTGATTAAGTGGCAGCACCCATGCCCTGGTAACTCCAGGCACTCCCAATGTCACTTGCAGATAGTCATTGGCAGATCCACCAAGTGGGGGATTCTGAATTCTGTTGAGTAGTCTTGCTCTTAGTGATTCATCAGTCTCAGTGTCCTCCCCCTCAACACTGGTGCTTGTGATTGTTATTTGAGAATTGACATTGACCAGAGGAGAGAGCAGCGTGATGATTGATCCATTGGTGAGATTCCCACCAGATCCTGCAACCACAGCAATCCAAAGACCTGACAAAGTGCCAGCTCCTGGAGATGTGACCTCAGCATCCAGCCTGTATTGGACACCATTGATCTGGGCCAAAGTATTGGCAGGCACTGTGCCTGCTCCTGTGAAAACAATATTAGCATTAAGCTCTGCAAAGGTTGCCTCATTCCTGGTGACACCATAAATTGATGCCCATCTTTCAAGGAATTCAACCTCTGCAGTGTCAGGGAATGCCTGTTTGGCAATAAAGTCCAAAAATCCATAGAGGAGATGTGTGAGTCCTGCCAAGGCCCTGGCAATGACTGCAATGAATGATCTCCTTAAGACATTGACAATCCCAAGACCTCCCTTGATATCTGTCTCAGCTCTGTCAACTAATTGCTGCAATGTTGGTCTTTCAAAAGGCATCTTATGCTCTCCTCACTTCTTGCTTTTCCCACAGCACTTGATATCTTTGCACACTTTGTGCAGGTCTTAATATTTCAACTAATGAGATAAGCTGTCCAAAAGAATCATAGGATGATGATACCTCAATTGATTCTGCCACACCATCCTCAAGCATCCAGGCCAGGCCCTCATCAATATATTCCTCAGATCTCCTGAGTGTCTCTGTTGTCCTTTTCTCTCTTTCCAAAAGCCAAAGCCTTGAGCCAATTTGATCATTGGGGATGGCAGAGACTGCATCTGCCCACCATCCTCTCTTATTAGTCTCAAGATCAGGCAGATCCTCATCAGTGATTCTTCGATCAGAGAAAATACTGATGATGACTGCTGTCTCAAGTCCATCATCTGGTGCCAGGTCATCATCTATGACATCCAGATCAATACAGTTATTGATTGGGAAAAGTCCAATGTCACTCATGAGATTTTCCCTGTGAGAGCAAAGCTTGCATTGTCACCTTGACCTGTTATTGGTTGCACCAATGAATCTTTAAAGGTGCCAGGGTTGACTTTGAAATCACCGGCCCCCATTGTAATTGTTGAATTTTGGACAATCTCCTCAATTATCCCATCACAAAACGCCTCAAGGCAAGCATCAACAATGGCCTGCACTTGGGGGTTCATGTTTGGATTGCAAGCAGTGATCTTTGTCAGAATTTTATTTTTCATTGATGCCTTGGTCATTGCCATTGATCACCTGCCTATATTTTAAAGGTCTCTATTTTTGCAATTATATTCTCCAATTGTGTTTTTGTCGCTGGAGTCCATGGCATTGGTCCAAGGGCCGTGACCACAAGACCATCTTTGACTGCTGTCATGTATTCATGAAGCACTGCAATCAGCTCATGATTTTGATTGTTTATTTTTATTTTTGAGACAAGGCCCTCAATATTATTGCCTTTAATCCAAAGATATTTTCCTGCTTGGTTATAGATGGCCGAGTCTCCTGGTGCAACATTTTTTAGTCTGTATTGCCTGGACTCTGATGCAATCACCACACCATGATCTCTATTGCCACCTATTGAAAGAAAAACAAGATCACTGTTGACAGGTGGATTGGAGGTGAATCCAAAGTGCTGCATCATCTCTGTCTTATCTTTATTCTCATCTGCCAAAAGTCTGAGCTTGATGAGCTGGATGTCCTTTGAGCTGTCCACTGCCATCAGGACACCTCTCCCAATCATCAGGAGAACGCTCCTTTTGATTGGCCCAATTAGTTGATTGAATACTCTGACAATAACATCTTTCATGAATCCCATCCAAGTGATGCAAGAGGATCTGCATCCTCTTTCTTTTCTGGCTCAAACAAGAAAGCATCCTTTCTCACCAGCTCCAGGTCACAAGATCTGCCATCTTGCCCAAGCTTATAGGTGACTGACTTGATCAGCAGTGTCTCAGTCACACCAATTGATGGTGCCTGAATTGGCACCAGCTCATTGATTGCCCAAAGAGATCCATCTTTCTTTCTCCAGTCAATAACTGAGCAATTGATGGACATGGCCTTGGCAGCTCTGACTGCATTCTCATAGTTGGCACGCTTTTGTGCATCATCAGTGCTGCTGGCATTATCATTGATAATTGTCAGTGGACGATATCTTTTTATCCCATTGTCTTTTGCTTTTGCTTTTGAGCTTGTAGTCTGATCAATATCAGCAATCAATCCAGATTGCTGGCCTTTGACTGTGTATTCTGAGAATCTTTCAGTGTTGTCAAAAATGGCACCATTCAAAGTCACATTAATTCCCTCAACCAACTCTGTGCCAGCTCTTTTTTTTGATCTCTTTGTGATGATCAGATTGCCATGAGTGCTTGAAAGTAGAATAAGCTCACGCTGCCTTGCTGCTCTATTCAATGCCTCAAAGGCAGTCTCACCAGGCTTGACTGAAAATTTTTGAAAGATAGCACCCATTGAGACATTATCTGGATTAAGCACTCTAATCCCAAAAGGACTGCAGATCTGCTCTGCCAATTGCAGCATCCCAATGTCATTGTAGTCTGTTGGCCCTTCATGTGTGCAGTCCACCAAGTCTGCTGTCCTTGATCTGCCACTGATTGTTATATTCCTTGAGCCTGGTGTGATGCTGATTCCATACCTGTCAACATACCCCTCAAAGACTGCCTCTTTCCCAAGATGTGAATGAATCCTTGATCCAGGCTTGAGATCAAAGTCCTCTTTTTCAACTTGCCACTTATCTGTCAATGCAATCTGAAAGCTGTCAGCAAGTTGTGTCATGCTCTTTTGAATCTGCACATCTTTGAATCCATCAAAGACAAGATTGTTGGAATAGAATGTGGCAGCATTCTCATCAAGTGTCCCATAGTCGAATGGCACCAGTGGCCTATGTCTGACCTTTTCAGAATCAGGCATCTAAGACCTCCAACACTGTGTCTCTTATTATTGATCCAGGATTCCTGATCTTATTCCTGGAGATGATGTCTTGCTCATTTTTGAGTGATTCAAAAAGGTCATAGCATAAAGTGAGAGAATTCTCATCTCTCTCTGTTTTGATCTCTTTAATTGCAGGCAAGTCTGCATCAAGATCTGGCAAAGCATTGACCAATTGTGCTTTGACATCAGCAATGGCCTGAAAGACTGGATTGCCAGTGCCATCATCCTTTGCCAGGATCTGCTCAAATATTTCAACAATTGAATCCCTGGCATCCTCTGCATCATTGAAAGAGGCATACTCTGCCACCACAGCAGATTCTGCACCAAGGCTTGCTGATGCTGTCCTTATGTAGTCATTGAGTGCCTCAAGGTTGGCACGCTCTTGATCTCTGATTGGAGTGTCTCCTAAAACAGGGGCCTGGGCAGTGTCTGGATCTGTGTCAGATCCAAAGTCAAACATCTCTTTCATTGCATTGAATTGGTCCTCTGCTCTGTCAAAAGCACCCTGCAAAAGGACAAGGGAACCTCGCAACCTGGACACCAATTGATCTGGGGCTTGGAGCAAGTCGTTGACCTCGGCCACGAGATTCCTTGTCGCAAAAGCAAGATTGGTGATTCCATCAGCAACGGCTCCACCAATCTTGGCAACCTTATTCACTTTGTCAGCAAAAGATCCAACTGCTGCTCTTGCAGATTGGACTGCCTGTGCAGGCATATTGGCCACAGTGAAAGCTGTCTGGAATGCTTGATCAAGAGCATCCAGAGATCCCTCAACAGACTCTGCCAATAAGGCACCCTTATCCAGGGCACCCTTTGGGAATCTGTTGTCACCTTTCTCATAGAATGTGGCCTTGAATGTTGCAATGGCCCCCTCTCTGTTTGATTCAGAGATTGTGACCACACCAACCTGGACTTGACGTGCTCCCCAATATGGATGGATAAGCTCTCCAGGTCCCTCTTTATTGAATACTTTTTCAAGTCTCTTTTTCTCTTTGAAATAGTCATCACCAACAACATGGCCCTCAACCTCAAAGACATCTGCCAGCCGGCCAAGATCCTCAGTGAATGGTGTGTCTCTGTTTGGGAATTCATGGAGGACAGCTCTCCTCCCTAGAGTCCTTTGTGAGGTGTCAATGTAGAATTTCACACCTCTGAATGATCCCTCTCTGAGGTTGTCTTTCCAGCTCATGAATTATCCTCCAATGCCCATGAATCCAGTCAGTGATCCAATGATGCTGTCTCTGTCATCTGCAATCACTTTTGTGTCTTTGGGGACATTGCTGAAATTAATATCAACCATTGCTTTCTTTTCTCTCAATTTATTTTGTGCAGATTCTTTCACCATAACTCTTGAGCCTGTCTCAGCTCCTTGCTCTTGAATGTTGAATCCTTGGGCCTTGAGATCTGAATCAACTTTCCCAAAGCCAAAGGTGTTTTTCAATGCTCCAAAGCTGCCAACAAAGCCAATCATGTCTTTCAATTGCTGGAGTGGACTTGTGAAAAGATCTGCAAAGAATGTCTTAATTGGTTGCCAGTTCTTATAGATCATCACACCTGCTGCTGCAAAGAGACCAAGTGCAACCAGCATTGGACCTGCTGCCAATGTTGTGGCAATCATTGTTGCCTTAAGAATCCCAAAGCCTGCAACCAATAAATTGATGCCAGTCACAAGCGTTGGAATAAATCCAATAACTAATCCAAGGCCAACAATAAATGGCCCTACAAGAGCAGCAATTGCAGCAATTCCTGCTCCCCATTTCAATATTGATTGATTGGTTGTTGATAGTGACTGGATGAATCCAGTGATGCCATCAACAATGTCCACAATTCTTTCTGATAATTTTTTGCCACCAAAATCCATGTCAAATAATGCCAATTGGACACCCTCAACTGCAGAGCTTAAATTCCTAAAAGCTCCAGGGAGTCCTTTCTCCATTGTCTTTTGCATCTGTGCTGCTGATCCAGTTGAATTCTCCAATGCCTTTGTCAGCTCCTGGACTGAATTGAGTCCTGTTGTGGCATCAACTTTCCCAACTGCATCTATCAAAACGCCAGCTCCTGCAATTGCTCTGTCACCAAAGATCTCATTCAATATGGCAAGCTTTTTGGCACCAGTGATCCCCTTGGACTCAAAGGCCTTGCCCATCTGAGAAAGAATGTCTGTCATTGACCTCATCTTTCCAGATGCCTTGTCCACAGTCTGGACACCAAGAGCACCAATCAAGCTTTTTATTTTTTCTGTTGGTGCAGAGAGATTCAAAAACATATTTTTTAAAGTTGTCCCGGCCTTGCCACCCTGGATGCCTGCATCACCAAGCTTGGCAGTGAGTGCAGATGTCTCCTCAATAGATGCTCCAAACTTTTGGGCCACTGGAGCTGCATCCTTCATGGTCTCTGAAAGCATCTCCATGTCAATGTTGCCCTTTGCTGTGGCCATTGCCATGATGTCAACAAAGCGGCCTGCTTGATCAGCTTTGACGTTGAATCCACCCATGACATTGGAAAGAATGTCTGCAGATCTTGCCAGGTCAGTCCCTGATGCTGATGCAAGAGAAAGTGTTGCTGGTGTTGCTTGCAATATTTGATTGGCATCAAAGCCTGCTTGTCCAAAAAAGGACATGGCATCTGCTGCCTCTTTGGCAGAGAATGCTGTTGATGCACCAAGATCTTTTGCCATCTGCCTCATCTTTTCCATTTCATCAGTAGATGCTCCAGTCATGGCCTGGACTTTATTCATTGAGTCCTGGAATTCTGTGGCAGTCTTTAATGAGAAAGCACCAAAAGCAGCAACAGGTGCTGTGATGAAAGTGCTCATGCCTTTTCCAACACCTGTCACTTTGTCGCCAATTTTTGACATTGATTTATTGAAATTTTTTGAATTTTCTTGGAGTAGCTTGAATCTGCTTGCAGTCTGATCAATTGATGTTGAGAGCTGTGGGAATTTTGCCTTGATCTTATCAATGACACCACTCATCCCATCATAGGCCTTGAGCTTTATTTTGCTTTCAGACTCGCTCCCCATCTAATTGCTCCTTAAGTCTTTCCATCCAAAAATAGACATCAGACTTTTTCATCTCATTCAGCTCACTTGGTTGAAAGTGAAAGTGCCTGGCAAGGCTCCCAAGTGCATGGCTCCAATCGGCCGGCCAGGCTATGCAAAAGCTTGAAAGAATTCTGCACAAAGATTCACATCTTTCACAGAAAGCTCATCAATCACATGATCTGGCTCACCTGCCAAGCTCCCAATAACATTCATGATGTCATCCATTGATGGATTGGTTGGCATTGATCTCATGTGTTTTGCTTTTGGTTCATCAAGGTGAAATTCTGTGATTGTCTTATCCTTGATCTTTATTGCCTTGTTCAATGGTAGAATATATTTTCCATTCTCGTCTTTTTTTAAGCTGTTGACATCCAGCTCTTTTTCTTTCTTTTTCACTTTGCCCCCAAAGCAAAAGGCCACCCCAACATGGAGTGGCCATTTAATTAATTATCGAATCTCCTCAGCTTTTTCTCCCTCAAAACGTGTGGCAATTTCACCCTCCTCAGTGGTGATGTTGCCATCTCCACAAAAGGATGCTCCAGACAGAGAGATGATCTTGCCATTGGCAAGCTCAAGAGTCACTGTCACGTCCTCAAGCTCCAGGAGCTTTTCAGCAGAGATGTTGCCACTATCAGTGATAACACCCTCAATGAAAGCAACCTGTGGCATGGCCTTGAATCCATGATGGCCATCGGCCCCAATAACAGATTCTTTTTTGTCCTTGCCAAGGTTATAAGTCCAATTGCCTTTGGCCTTGTATTGTTGACCATCAGCTTTAATGAAAATTTTTCCACCTACTCTCACGCTGCACCTCCCTTAATTATAACAAAAATTTGAATTGTGTCCCCATGACCATCAATTGATTGATGAGATCTGGTGGCAACATGAAGTCAAGACGATTGGGATCTGAGGCATTCCTTTCAACAATAAGCTGCTCTTTGAATTGATCAGCTCCCTCAACAAGGCCATTCAATTCCCATTGACGGAATTTTTTGATGGCCTCTGCTTTCCCAAGTCCTGGAGTCATGATTGGTTGGCCCTCAGCAAAACGAGTGCCATCATTGGCCAACTTATGTCTTGGATATTTTGTCAGCATATAGTTTCGCCAATCATATCTCAAATAAGAAAGTGTGAGCATTGTTGTCAGATCCAGATAAGAGATATCAGCAGCACCTGCAGCATTGGTCTGATAAGTCGTGATCACTCTCTCAAGAATGACCTTGCCACCAACAATCTTGTCAGTGCTGATGCCATTGAAAAGCAGAGTGTTGCGATCCTCAAGAGGCAATCTCTCTGAATCACTTTCTGGCAATGCACCTTTCACCTCAAGATTTTGAAAAGGACGTGCAGGATCAATCTCAGCAGAGCGTGCAATCACTGCCACTTTTCTTGAGATCTGCATGGCACCATGCTCTGGGCCACCAGCTCTGTGGACAATAGTGAATTGACTATTGAGGGCAGATCCAAAGGCAGTCAATGCCCCAAGATTGCCTTTCTTGTAATAGTGACAATATCCATCAATCTGTTGGATTGGGCCAAAGCGATCATCAAGCTCTTGCTCAATGGCAGCTCTGTTGCCAGAGTCTGACCATGCACTCACCCATAAGATGAATTGCTCATCAGGCAATCCTGCAAGCACTGTGCTGACATCAGGTTGACCTGTGCCACCACTCATTGCAGTGATTGTGCCTGCCACTCCACCAGGGAGGGCATCATCAGATTGATAATTCAATCTGATATCAATGTCATTGCCTTGGATTCCTTTGTTGCGTGCAGTGAAATCAACCTTATCAAGATTCATTCCATTGACTGCACCATTGACCAATCTCTTAGTGTCTGCCTGAATGGCAGCAGCAAGAGCTGTGGCCATCTCAGATTCAGTGTCTCCATTTAAGACAGCAAAAGAATATTTTCTTCCTGCAATATAAATTGAGAATACACCATCAGCAGTGGCAGGTGATGTGAATTCATAAGATCCACTGGCAGCAACAGATGGGCCTGTGTCAACCATTGGGACAGCATAAAGCTCATTGAATGTGTTGACCTCTCTGAATGCTTGGGCCATGTGGGCCAATAGAGATCCCTCACCAAAAAGAGTGTCTGCCTCTTTTGCACTTGATGATAATAAGTTGATTGATCCCTCCACAGCAGATCCTGCTGCTAATTTTGGGCCAATCAATAAAACCTTATAAGGTTGTTGATTAGGGCCTTGCTGTGCTGCTGAGTTGTCGAATTCAGCATAAAGAAAAGGCACTCGGATGCTCGATGGCACTTGATTAAAAGCTATTGTCATGATTCAACCTCCACACTTTTATTGGACTTTTTCTTTTCTTTTGTTTTGCTTTCTGCTTGTGGTGATAATTCTTGGGAGATCTCCTCCACATCACCATCCTTGATTCTCCTGATCCAATAAGATGATCTTATCACCATCTCACCATCTGGATGCAAAAATTTTTGAGATAATGGATGAGGCACTTTGAGGCCTGCCTTTGGCCTGATCTTTATTTTCATTTTTTAATCCTCTAAGATGTCCAAAGATTTTGATTTTTTGTCTTTGTTTTTATTGAAAGAAAAAGTTGACTCCATTTTTTTAAAGTCATGCAATATCTTTGGTCTGTCCTCGTTTGTGTAGTATTCAAAATTGTAGGTCAATCTGGCAGATCCAGTTGGATTGCTGCCTGATCCATCAAGATCAATCTGAGTCTCAGTCAAGTCAAAGTCATTTAAGAGCTTTTCTTTTGAGTCAGCATGAGTCATGTCCATCAAGTCATCAGATCCCTCAATGATATCCTCAACTGCTTGAGCAATATCATCAAGCTCATCAGTCAATTTTAGATCATCATCATGAGTTGATTGGATCTCAATTGTGATTGAAAGGTTGCGTTGATAGACTTTTGGTGACTCATCATTCCTGCTCACTGATTCTGATTTTTGATAGATTAAAATAGCAGGCAATTCATCATGGTCAGATGGAATTGATTTTTGAGAAAAGACTGCCTGCCCAACACCTGGGATGTCTGCTGTCTTTAAGATCTCGGCAATTTTATGCCTGATCCTTTTTCTTTCTGACTTTCTCCCCATGCTTTTCCCTATGTAAGAAAAGGCTTGCTCCACCTTGGCCATCCTCTCTCACGTCTATGATCTTATAGATCAAATTCCTTATTCTTATCAGATCACCATTTTGAGGCTCAATCTTAAGCTCATGCAGGTTGACGCCTAAGACTGGTTGATTGCTGGAGATGATCTCCTCTGTGTCTGGATCAATGGCCTGATATTCATTGTCAAAGATGCCTTTGATCTTATATTGGCCACCTTTCTTAGGCATCAAGATGATCTCCTCTCCAAAGACCTTTGTGGCAGTCTTTAAGAGCTTATTCACCCTGTCCCTAAAATCAATCATCATCACCCCAAAAACAAAAAAGGGGAGAGGATCTCTCCTCTCCCCTCTCGAATTAATTAGCTATAACTTGGGCCAGGTCCAGGCAGTTTATTGACAAGCACCAGGACTTTTGTGTCACCATTGCCAGCAGCTTTCACGCATCGGCCAAGTTCAAAGTCAGATGCCATGGCACCATCAACCACAGTCTTATTGGTTGCATCATCCCAATCAACAATTGCACCAAAGGCATACACATCTGCTGATGTCTTATCAAATTCCTGCACACCACTGATTTCATATTCACCAGATTCATTGGCAGCATAATCACCAACTGCAACACCAATCAATCCAGATCCAAGATCATAAGGCCGGCCTGCAACAGATGCAGATCCTCTTGCCACTGTGACTGTGTGTCCACTCATTATTTTGCTTTTCATTGCTTTAATCTCCTCTTAATTAAGGGGAGAGATTGCTCTCTCCCCAAAGTTTATTCATTAAAAAATTCTAATTAAACACCAGCGTTTTTGTAGAATCCACGGAAATCAAGTGCTTTTGCAGCAACGTGATATTTTATTTTTATTTTCATTGCATCAGACTCAAAGGCCTCTTTGGTCTCAATGCTTGGTTGCTCCATGCCTCTCAATTTTGACATCTCAACCATCTCACATTGAGACTTGTCTGCAAACAAGTACCAAGCTGTGAGAGAGCTGTCATCCAATCGAATCTCAGAGACCACTTGCAGCTTGGTCTTGAATGGATTGTAGTTGGAATCTTGTTGAGGCACTGTTGCGCCAACAAATTGCTCAGCAACAGTCTCAAGAGCACTTGGCACAACTAAATATTTTGGTTGTAGATCTAATTTTGCCTTATCCAATCCAAGTTGTGCTCTCATTGCAATACGTCCAGCACTCACTGATGCAACTGCAATTGCAGCAGCAGCACCAGCAAGGTTGCCATGGCTTGCATGGAAAAGTGCCACGTTGTCATTGATCATGGCAGCGTTGGCATTAATGATGCCCCAAACAAGATCAGATTCAAGATCTCTTGAGCGGCGGCCCATTTTCTCAGCAAGGCCAAGGAATGCACCAAGATCATCATTGATCAAAAGCTCCTCAGACACAGAAAGAATTTTTCCGTACTTTGCAAGCTTGTATGTCTCTTTACCCTCAGAAATTGTGCCCTCTTTGTATTCACCTTTTTCATTCACTTTCTCAAGTGCAGGTGCATCACCAAACTGAGTTGATTGAATAGTTTTAAAGTCATTGACCAATCGGTCAGTGACAAAAAAGCTGAAAGTCTGAGGACGTTCAGCATAAGCACGCTGGAGTGATTTATTGGTCACATCAGCAAGCAATGATGGAAAGTCAGTGCTCACATGAGTCCTGATTCCATCAACCTCAATATCACGCTTTCCAATGGCAATTTTGGCCAACACTTGACGTGTCATGTTGCGAGTGTCAACACCATCTGCCTCAAGGTAACGGCGACAAATGTCAAGGATGCCTTCACCCATGAATTGACGGGCACCATCAACCAGCTTCTCATTCTTATGAGTCTTGCTGTATGTTTTTAAAATTGCATTCTCTGCACACTTTCTTCTCATCTGTTTATTGTCCACGTCATTCACCTCCACTTTTTGGCTGCTTGTTTTTGATTCTTTATTTTTCTCTGCCAATAACCTGATCACCTCAGCATTGGCATCTTGGACGCTTTTCTTTTCTGATATCAATCGGACTGCAACACTATCCTCAAGACCTGCTGCTGTGACTGATTTTTTGATCTCATCTTGACGGGCCATCTCTTTTTCTTGACCTTTCTTTTCTGCCTCTGCTCTGACAGCATCAAGATCAACAACTGGATCTGCAGGCTTTTGCTCTACTGCTGGTTGCTCAGTTGTTTGTGTTTGTTCTTTTTCTTTGTCCATGATCTCCTCCTCCCTAATTAAAATAACATCATTAAATTCATTCTCATTTTTCTCAGATCTTACCTGAGCACTTGCATCTGCAGGAATATTGACAAAAGAAAGCTCAACTGGAGTCCAATCAACTGCTCTATAAGTTGGGATCTCATCACCTTTTTTTGTCACGTCCTCAAACTTATCAACCTTATATCCAACAGAGATGTTGCGAATGATCCCATCTTTGACATCTTTCACAATACCTTGGACATCCTCTCTTGATGAGAATCTGATGATGGCATGACCTTGCTTATCTTTGATCCATGCTTTTTCAACCACACCAATTGAATCTCTCAAGTCGTATGATGAATGGTTGTTGAGGACAGGTGCTCCATTGTTTAATCTATCAAGTTTGACATGATCTTTTTTGAGAGAAAGCTCCTCCATGAAAGATCCTGTCCATGTATACCTTTTCACCTTTGCGCCTGTTGTCCAAACAACCTCCACTGTCTTTTCTTCATCATTAAAGCTGCCAGGTGTGAAAGCAGCTCTCATCATGGTTGTTGTTGGAATTTTAATTTTCTGTGTCATCTCTACTTCCTTTTGAATCTTGCATCCTGCCTGACTTGGCTGTCTTTCTTGGATCTGAGTCCAAAATTATTCCAAGTGAGTCAATTGTTTTATTATCCTCGGCAATCTGATTCAACACAAGCTCTGGATCACGGCCCATTGATTGGACAGCATTTTGTCTTGAGTCTAGTCCAAGTCTTATTGCATCCTTCATGGCAGAGATCTCTTTCTCTGGATCAATCAGCTCACGTCTTGGTGGAATATATCCATGAGTGATATTGTCAGCATTTATGCTATTTAATTGCAACATAAATCTGAAATCACTTTGCACTGGATTAAGAAATCCACTGATCATGATGCCATCTCTCCAGGCATCAATGTTGCGGCCCATTTCAATCCATCCCATTCTTGCAGATGAAAAATTCACTTGAGAAAGATCTTGAGTCAATGCCTCATAAGTGACACCAAGACCTGCTGCAATCCCTCTAAGTTGAGAATTCACAAAGTCCTTATAGAGATCAAAAGCAGGTGGATTAGCAAACTCAATGCTTTTGCCTGGAGGCAAGTGCTCAATTATTCCTGGCACCATTTTCTCACCAAGATCCTGAGACTCATCATCACATTCAACATTTTCTGAAATATCTTGAATAAATGCCACGAAAAGGCTGGCAATCTTTGCTCTTAAGAGTTGGGCATCCTCAAAGCCATCAAGGTCTTTGAGTCTGATCATGCAATTGGAAAGCCATGGGACACCTCTGATCTGGCCAGGCCTTTCCATTCTGTATAAGTGGAGCACTTCATTGGCAGGAATAAAATTTGATTTATTGCTTAATCCTGTCAATATTGCTGACTTTGGATGTTGCTCATAGAGGTGATATCCAACTCTTTTGCCATCTGGATTGAATTCAATTCCTTGCATGATGATGTTGGATGATCCGGCCTTTGCACCATCCATAAGGTTGGTGTCTAAAAAGTCTGATTCCAAGACCTGATATTGAATTGGGAATCTCTTATCATTGACATACCTTTTTCTGACCAGGACCTCACCAGATTCAACAATGGCATCCATTATCAATCTCTGCAGACCGGCCAAGTTATTCCTGCCCTCATAGTCACAAGCAGTGGTCTCTGTCCATTCTTTCCAAAGAGCAGAGACTTTCCCTGTCTTGTCATTATCAAATTGGCACTTGATTCCTTTGCCAACCACATTGTTGGTGACAAGCTCAATGCCTTTATGTGCATAAGGATTGTTGCGTCTTAGATCTCTGGATCTTTCTCTGAGCCATGGGAGATCTTTTTTGATCATCTGATTGGAATCACCTGATCCAGTATTCCATCCCTTAGTCCTGCGGCCCTGGCTTGCGGCCTCATACTTTCTTTTTTTGCCTTTAAAAATATCAAAAAAATTCATCAACAAAGATCCTTGTCATATTCTGAATGGATTCTTGTGCCACCAAAGAGACCTTTCTTTCCTTTTGACTTGCAAAGTCCAAGCTCTCTTTTCATCAAGTCTCTTATCTTGAGCATCTCTTTCAAAGATCTGTATTCAATCTCTTTGTCAGAATATTTCACTCTCATTGCACCCTCAGCAATTGCTGCCTCAAGTGAATTGAGATTCTCCTTGGTGAATCCAACAGATTCATTCTGTGCCATTAGTCATCCCAAAAGTCAGAGTGTTTTATTTTCTTTTTAATTTTCAGCTCAATTCCTTCATTCTCTTTCTTTTTCACTTTTAAGGCAATAGCTTTCTGACTCTCCAATCTTTGCCATCCTGATTCATTGAGTCGATCAATGCCAACCACTGATGCAATGGCCCTGGCATAAACATGGAGATCCAGCACCTCATTCCTTTCATAGGTCTTGATGTAGGTTGACTTGTGCTTTCCATCACTGCTCCTGGAGATGATTCTCTTTTCTGCTGTTAATTGCCTAAAAAACTCCTCATCAAGTTGAGGATAGTGCAGGAATCCTGCAGGATATCCATCAATAATATCATCTGGTGCTGACAGATTAAGATCTGCAAAAAGCTCATCCTTGATGATATTGACTCCAATGTGCCACAATCTCACACCTTTCTTGAGTCTCTTTCCAGTCTTTTCATTTTGGAGGTCCACAGCAGAGGTTGTCCCAATCATGGTCTTGATGTCATCACGGCCTTTTAGTGGCAACACTTTGCTGGCATCATATCGCTTGCAAAAGTTGTAAACTTTTTGAGCCTGGTAGCCTGAGTCAATTCCTGCCTTATAGATCCCAAAGACCTGGCCATCAACGTGCTTGAATTCTGTTGCAAGATAGTCCTCCAGGAGATCCCAATCCTTATCATTATCAGTGTCAGCAGGGATGACTTTGTGCTCAACCAGCCATCTCTCTCTCCTTCTCCCCCATCCTTGGATCAACACCTCAAAGCGATCTTTCTGCACATCTATTGATGCAGTCAAAAAGACCACTCCTCTTGGCACAGATCCGATTGAATAAAGCTCACACCTGGACTTGATCTTTTCAAAGTCAGGGGCCTCACCTTGCATCTCATAGGTCATGCCAAGCACTGTGTTGGTCCAGACTTTGAGCTTTTCCTGGTCCTCACCAGCATTCACATAGTCCTGAGCTGCATCTCTCCATGAATACCATCCAAGGGGAGAATAGAGTGCTGAGATGTGAAAGCCTGGCACCTGGCTCTTAGGGTTGTGCTTGATCCACTTGGCACCATTCTCCTCTGACAACATCCAAGTCTTAAAGTGCTCAGGAATCTCCTCTCCACAATGTTTGCAAAAATAAGAGCATGATGTGACCACTGGCTCACCATTCTGATCCTCATCAGTCTCATAGGATATCTGCTCCCAATTAAGAGTCTGCAGCTCTTTGCAGTGAGGGCATGGCACATAATAATATCGCTGATCACTTGCCCTGAATTCTTTTTCAATTTTGGACTTGCCCTTATCGGTTGGTGTGGATGATAAGAAAGCTTTTCTCTTGCTGAAAGTCCTCTGCCTTGCAAAGACCAGAGCAACTGGATCACCCTCTCCCTCAACATCATCAGGATAAGAGTCCACCTCATCAAGAAAGACTTTCTTGGCAGGGATGGACTTGAGGCCAGAGGCCGAATTGGCACCGGCCAGGATAAGTGCTCCACCATCAAAATTCCTGAATCTTGCTGAGCTGCCCTCCTCTCGGCCTTTGTGATCCATGATCTTATCCTTAAGGCATGGAGTATTCTCAATTAGTGGTGTGATTCTGAGCTTGCTATTGGTTAGCACGTCTGGCAATGATGGCCACACAACCATCATGACAGATGGATCATCGTCAATTGTGTAACCAATCCAATTGTTGCCAGTCTCAGTCTTTCCAACCTGAGCACCTCCCATCATGATGACTTTCTGTGCACTGCTATGATCACTGAGCTCATCCATGATCTCCCTTAAGTAGGGAGTCCTGGATGTCCTCCAGGGGCCAGGCTCTGCTGATGTCTTTGATGTGAGCACTCTATTCTTATCGGCCCAGGTGCTGACTGTGAGTCTTTCCTTTGGCCTTATGCCAACTGCAAAAGCACTGGCCCATGCTGATTGCCCTCCAATCATTTTTTGCCTCTTTCAAGGATCTCATCCCAATTCACATGAGAAAGATTGGTCAGGGCATTGTGAAATTCTTTGATGAGTAGCTCTCTGATCTTATGATGATCTGTCTCTGCTGCCAGGACAGGGGCCAATCGGTCAGGCATTGCCAGGATTGCATCTCTGGTGACTCTTGCTGTCTCTTGAGCAGCTCTCTTGACATCATCAATCCTGCAGAGCTTGCCTGCCTTTTGCTCATATTGGAGTTGTGCAACCTTGGCAGAGAAAGTCTCTTTGGCAGCTCTGGCCTTGGCATATCCTTGGGCCGCTGGTGCAGATGCCATCTCCTCCATTTTGATCCTGCGATTGTCTGAGAAAGAAAGAGCATCCCAAAGCTTGTCTGCCAAAATTGGATCAATAAGCTTTTTGTCACCCTTAAGAATGAATGCACCATTGATCTTTCCCTCAATGATTGCTTTTGAGACTGCTGAGACACTGATGCCTCGATGCCTGGCATATTGAGTCAGGCTCATGTTGAATTTATTGTCTGTCATATTTTGCCCCGATCCTCATTTTCTATGTTGTCAAGTAGTCCGTCAAACTTTTGAGCAATTTGAAGTGATCAACTATTTTTTAAAAAAAAGTTTTTATTGACTCCCCATGCTGTCAAAAAGTTGATCAGCACTGCATATTATCAAACTGAATTTAAGATATTAAAAA